TTCATCGATCATCCCCCCTGATAAATCAGCCCACGGCTGCCGGGGAATCCCCACGCCAAAGCGATTCAATTATTTGCGGCATCGCCTTACATGGGCCGCCATCTTCTTGGCATCGATTTCGAGAGCGAAAAGCTGCCTACACGCCAATACGACCTCAGCGTGCTAATGGATCCTTTCGACTTCCCGTCCGATCCGAATGCGCCCCCCGGCCAATCGATCGAGCGTGTATTCGTCAGGGAATTGCGTTTTCAACCGCTCGATGAATCGGATCAGCGCGTCACGCTCGAATATCGCGGTTCGTCCACTCATACGATCTGGGATATGGCCGATCATCATATCGGGCCGAGCGCCGAACGACATGCAGATTGGACAATCACCCGCGCGCGTCTGACAATTCGTTTTCGACCGGAAGGCAAATCCCGCCGTCCCAAGAATCTCAACCTGACCATTACGACGCCTCATGGATGCAATCTGAAAGGCATGACCGAACGCGAGCGACTTTTCGGCGAGAAGCTCCTTCGCGTTTGGGACATCCGCAAAGACGGATCCTTGCCCGATGGCCCTTAATAATGGCGGCGCCGTCGATCTGTTGCTAAAGATACTCGAAACCAGATCCGGAAAAGTATCCGGATCTGTGCTCCGCTCCAACTATACGACGGCGAGCGACGCCCTGCTCAAGGCGGAATTACTGACACGGGTTGGTTCTACAGACGTTGTCCCGTCTATGGACGACTATGAAGACGAGCCAATCACCGTCGTCTGGTCGCCCGAGCATGGGTCGCATGGCTACTTCACCAGCAAGGGAAAATGGACGCCTGTCGCTGCCGAAGAGATAACCCTCTATGGCGTGAAGATGGAGACATTCTTCGCTAGGGCGCTGTTGGAATGCGAGCACATTTCTGCGCCGTCACATGCGCCGCTCATAAAGAACTTGCTCTGGGACCTTGGGCTGTTCAAGATTGAGAGGTGCCGTAAACCAGTTTCGATCTGGTTCTGTCGCAGGATATTCGACGCCACCCATCGCGCAGCCGTCGAACACATGATGAAGAAACGTTTGCCGGCCGATGCGAGAATCATCCTGACTTCGACAGGCAGGGATATCGATATTGACGTCACCGGACAGGTCCTTGTCGCAATCAAGGACGTGCTGGCGACACCGAGCGACATCGCCATCGATCCGGATATCGTGTCGAAAACGCTGAATGTTGCGCCCTCGTCAGCGCAGAAGCGGCTAAAGCACTCGCCCGATTACGGGAAAATCTACATCGAGGAAGAACCCTATATTTTTCGTGGCGTCCTGCACCGGGCGATCCTCAAGGTTTTGGTGGAAGCCTATAATCGGAATGAACCTGATTGCCTCACCGCCCATGTGCTTGAGGAGGCTGGCGCGAAGGGAAAGATAACAAACCTCGCGCGAGCCTTCAGCGGGAACAAGTACTGGTCCATGTTCATCAAGGAAGAAGCCGGCCACTGCTGGATAGAATACTGAACCCGGAAGCCGCCTGAAGCAGAGCCGTCCTGAAATGGGCGGCTTTTTTGGTTTTTTCCTCTCCTTCCGATTCCCCTTTCCATCTCCTTCCGCGCCCTCGGGCAAGGTCCTCCCCACGGTTTCGAACGAACCGATGGAGAACCGAATGACCACGCGGCATTTGAACCAGACCGAGCTCGCCGCTCGCTGGACGATATCGCCCCGCACTTTGGAGCGCTGGCGGTTTACGGGTGAAGGCCCGAAATTCATCAAGATTGGCGGGCGCGTCGCGTACCGCCTCGAAGACATCGAAGCGTACGAGGCGGAGCAGATCCGTCAGGCGACGCCCGGCGTCTCTCGCGGCTCCTACACCGGGGTGCGCGCGTGACCGCCCTGGACGTCATCCCGGGGGAAATCGCCCTTTGATGCCGAGCAACGGCACGGAGCCCAAGGAATAAGGGATGTTCCAAACGAGAACATCCCTGCCGTCGAAAGCGCTGGCTTCGTTTTTTTGAACGTGTGTCCCAAAGGGCGCGAGAAACCGGAATTTGTCTTTTCAAAGCGATCGCGCCCGCCACCCGAATCACTGCCGAAATCCGAGAAATCTCAAACCCAGTGAAAGGCTGAGCATGGCCATTTCGATCGCATCCTTGGAGAAATCCACTACGCTGTCGCCGCCGCGCATTCTCATTCACGGCGTTGCGGGCGTCGGCAAATCGACCTTCGCCGCCGGCGCTTACAAGCCCGCCTTCGTCCTCACCGAGGACGGCCTCGGCACCTTGCAGGTGACGCATTTCCCGCTCGCCAAGAGCTACACCGATGTCGTCGAGGCGTTGGATGCGTTGCGCTACGAAGAACACGACATCGGCACGGCGGTGATCGACAGCGTCGACCGGCTGGAGCCGCTGATCTGGGCGGAAACCTGCCGGCTGAACAAGTGGGATAATATCGAACAACCCGGCTACGGCAAGGGATACGCCGCCGCGCTCGACATCTGGCGCGACTATATCGATCACCTCAACGCGCTGCGCGACGAGCGCGGCATGGCCATCGTGCAGATCGCGCACACCGATATCAAGCGTTTCGACAGCCCCGAGCATGAACCCTACGATCGCTACGTGATCAAGCTGCAGGCGCGCGCCGCCGCGCTGCTGCAGGAGCATTCCGACGTTGTGCTGTTCGCCAATTATCGCGTCAGCGTCGTCAAATCGGAAGTCGGCTTCAACAAGAAAGTCGCCCGCGCTCTCGGCAGCGGCGAGCGCGTCATGCACACGTCCGAGCGTCCGGCATTCCTCGCCAAGAACCGATACGGACTTCCCGACACGCTTCCCTTGAGTTGGCAGGCGTTCGTCGACGCCATGCCGAAAAACTGACCTCGAACCTTCAGGAGACAAGATATGGCACGTTTCGACGCCGCCTTCGACGCCCATGAAGTCGAACCGCTGAAGCCCTTCGAGGTCTTGCCGGCGGGAACCTATCGCGCCCAGATCGTCGAGAGCGAGATGCGCGTGACGCGCGACGGCATGGGTCAGTTCCTGTGGCTGATGCTCGACGTTCTGGAAGGCCCCTATCAGGGCCACAAGCTGTTCGATCAGCTCAACCTCGTCAACTCGAGCCCCAAAACGGTCGAGATCGCCAAGCGCACGCTGTCCGCGATCTGCCATGCGACCGATCGCATGGAGATCGTGGATTCGGAGGAGCTGCACCTGATCCCGATGACGATCTCCGTGACGGTCGAGCCGCCGAAAAACGGCTACGGCGAGAAGAATCGCATTCGTTACCTCTCCCCGAAAAAGGACGCCGCGTCGCCGCGCGAGCAGCGCCCCGCCGCCGCTGTCGCCTCTCCGGCGTCCGCGACCTCGACGCAGCCGCCGCAGTCCATGCCCTGGCGGCGCAATCTGTAGCGAGCGGCGCTGAACGGCGTCGCCTGATCCTCTGACCGCGGGCGGCGCTTTCTCCCTCTCACTTCGGAGTTCCACATGTCTGCGACTTTCGACGCGGCCGCGAGGCCCGCGAACGGCGCCGCCTTGCCCGACGACAGGCAGCGCCTTGTGCAAATCGACGACGCCATCGCCAAAACCCGCACCCAGATCGCCGCCGCCGATCTGCAGCGGCAGATTGCGCGCCGCAAGATGGATCCGCGCTGGTTCCACCGCGCCAAAACCGCGCTGCGGCATCTGCAGCGCGAGCGCGCCGAAGTCGTGGCCGATCTGGCCGCCGCGTCGCGCAAGCCGACGTTCAAGGACGCGATCATCGCCGTGCTGCGCGAGCAGCACGATGCGGAAAGCTGGGCGCGCGTGCTCGACGCTGCGCGCCTTCGCGTCGCCGGGGAGAACCGCTGATGGCGCCGCTCCCGCCCTCCCCCACGCCGACGCTGTCGGCCATCTACGCCGCTTATGAAGCCCAGCAGGGCGACGGTTTTCGCGACCATCTCGGCGCGTCGCTGATCGGCAAGCCCCGCGCTCGCGAGCTGTGGTTCGACTTTCGCTGGGCGACGCCGGCGCGGTTCGAGGGGCACATGCTGCGCCTGTTCGAGACCGGCCAGCTCGAAGAGGCGCGGCTCGTCCGCAACCTGCGCGCGACCGGCGCGACGGTGCTCGAAGTGGATCCCGCGACCGGCAAGCAGTTCCGCGTCTCGGCGCATGGCGGCCATTTCGGCGGCTCACTGGACGCGGCCGCCATCGGCCTGCTGGAAGCGCCGAAGACCTGGCACGTCGTCGAGTTCAAGACTCATTCGGTCAAGAGCTTCGCCGATCTGACCGCCAGGGGCGTGTGCGCGTCGAAGCCGCGGCATTTCGCGCAGATGCAGGTTTACATGCATCTGACCGGCATGACGCGCGCCATGTATGTGGCGGTCTGCAAGAACGACGATGCTCTGCACATAGAGCGGGTCGAGGCCGACAAGGCCGAGGGCGAGCGGCTGATCGCGAAGGCCGGCCGCATCATCGACGCGCCCCGCCCGCCCGCGCGCGTCAGCGACGAACCGACGTGGTTCGAGTGCCGTTTCTGCGACCATCGCGGCGTTTGCCACGATGGCGCGGCCCCGGCCGTGAACTGCCGCACCTGCCTGCATTCGACGCCCATCGACGGCGGCTGGCGCTGCGCGCGCTTCGATCAGCCGATCGGTCCGCAGGCGCAGCGCGCCGGCTGCTCCAAGCATCTGTTCATCCCCGACTTCATTCCCGGCGAGGTCGTCGACGCCGGCGACGACTTCGTCACTTACCGGCTCGGCGACGGCTCGACGTGGATCAACGACGCCCGCGACAAGGAGACCTCGCATGCTTGAGTTGCGACCCTACCAGAAAGAAGCGATCGCCGCGATCTACGAATATTTTGGAGCGCACAAAGGCCACCCGATCGTGGTGATCCCGACGGCTGGCGGCAAGAGTCTGGTCATGGCCTCGTTCATCGAGGGCGTGCTCAAGGCGTGGCCGGATCAGCGCATTCTGATCGTCACCCATGTGCGTGAGCTCATCGCTCAGAACCATGCCGAGATGATCGGCCTGTGGCCCGAGGCGCCGGCCGGCGTCTATTCGGCCGGGCTCGGCCGCCGCGAGGCGGAAGCGCGCATCCTCTTCGCCGGCATCCAGTCGATCCATCGACGCGCTCCCGAGATCGGCTTTTGCGATCTCGTCCTGGTCGACGAGGCGCATCTGATCCCCGGCGACTCCTGCACGATGTATCGCAAACTGATCGAGGAGCTCACCGTGATCAATCCGCTGCTCAAGGTCATCGGCTTCACCGCGACGCCGTTCCGCCTCGACAGCGGCATGCTGCACGAGGGCGAGAACGCGCTCTTCACCGACATCGCCTTCGAGGTGTCGGTGCGCGGGCTGATCGACCAGGGCTATCTCTGCCCGCTGGTCAGCAAGCGGCCGAAGACCCGGCTCGACGTTTCCGGCGTCGGCACGCGCGGGGGCGAATATATCGCCAGCGAGCTGCAGGCCGCCGTCGACAAGGAGGCGATCACGCGCGCCGCCATCGACGAGGTCGTCTCCCACGGCGCCGAGCGCAAATCGTGGCTGAGGTTTTGCTCCGGCGTCGAGCATGCGACCCATGTCGCCGAGGAAGTGCGCCGACGCGGTTTCATCTGCCAGACGATCTTCGGCAATACGCCGAAGGAGGAGCGCGACGCCATCATCGCCGCCTTCAAGAAGGGCGAGATCCGCGCCTTAGCGTCGATGGGCGTGCTGACGACGGGCTTCAACGCGCCCGGCGTGGACCTGATCGCCATGCTGCGCCCGACCAAATCGGCAGGGCTCTATGTGCAGATGGCCGGCCGCGGCACGCGGCTGGCGCCGGGGAAAGAAAATTGTCTGGTTCTCGACTTCGCCGGCAACGTGATGCGGCACGGGCCGATTGATCTGGTCAAGCCCGTCAAGGCGGGCGAAGCCGGCTCGGGCGCAGCGCCGGCGAAGGTCTGTCCACAATGCGACGCCATCGTGCCGATCGGCCTGAAGATCTGTGACGACTGCGGCTTCGTTTTTAAGAAAGAGCGGGAAGTCACGATCGACGCCACCGCGTCCACCCTCGAAGTCATCTCGAGCCGCCGTGTGCTGCAGCAATGGGTCAACGTCTCCGATGTCACCTATTCGCGGCATGACAAGATCGGCGGCCGGTCGTCGCTGAAGGTCCACTATCGGGTCGGCATGATCGGCTACGACGAGTGGATCTGTCTCGAACACGATGGCATGGCGCGGCGCAAGGCGGAAGCCTGGTGGCGCCGCCGCGGCCCGTCTCTGCCCATGCCGCACGGCGTCGACGACGCGCTGGCGCTGGTCTCGCGTCTGGCGAAGCCCGCGCAGATCTTCGTGCGGCTCGCCGGGCGCTATCCGGAAATCCTCGATTACAGGTTCGCGCCATGCCCATCGCCCACGGCGGGCTCTGCCCCGTCTGCCATCGCGAGGCCGGCTCCTTCGGCTGGTTCAGCGTCAATTATTCGATTTCCAACCCACGCCGGTTCGAGAGCCTGCGATGGCTCTGCAGCCGGCCCTGCCAGGACATCTTCCACGGGAGAAAAGGCGTGATCGATCAAACAGTCAATGAAAGACAGGCAATGCGCGCGGGCGGCGACGCCGGCGGCGCCTATCTCGACGGGCTCGGCAAGACCGATCTCGCGCTGCTGACGGTCGAGGAATGGGAGACGTTCCTCGAAAAGATCGTCGGCGGCTACTGCGATGCGCTGCGCCAATCGGCGCAGCTCCTTTCCACCGCACAAGACGATGGAGTTCCGTTTTGACGAGCGCCGCAAGCTTCATGTCACGCTATGGCGACAAGCTCGTCACCAACGGTTATTCCATTCTGCCTCTGCAGCCGGGCGCGAAGAAGCCCGGCCGCTTCATCCGCGGAAAGTGGTGCGACTATGCGGACTGGACCCGTCACGCCGACCGCGGCACGACCGACTTCGAGGTGGCGCTGTGGGAGAAATGGCCCGACGCGGGGGTGGGCGTGGTCGGCGGCAATGTCGCCGCCGTCGACATCGACATCAAGGATGACGCCGAACTCGCCCAGCGCGTCGAGGATCTGGCGCGCGAGCGCCTCGGCGACACGCCGGCGGTCCGCATCGGCAAGGCCCCGAAGCGTATGCTGATCTATCGCACCACGGCGCCGTTCAAGGGGATCAAGAAGCATCCCCTCGAAATCCTGTGCCTCGGCCAGCAGTTCGTCGCCTATGCGACGCACCCGGAAACCGGCCAGCCCTACTTCTGGCCGGAGGCGGCGCTCGCCGATCTCGACATCGGGAAGCTGCCGGCGATCGACGAGGCGGCCGCGCGCGTCTTTCTCGACGAGGCGGCCGCGCTGCTCCCCGAGTCGCTGCGCCCGGCGCGGCTCGCCAATGGCGGCGGCGAGAGCCATCCGGCGCATGCGCAGGCCGGCACGCTCCAGGCGATCCGCGCCGCGCTGGCGTTCCTGCCCAACGCCGAGCTCGACTACGACAGCTGGGTGCGCATCGGCCTGGCGGTGAAAGGCGCGCTGGGCGAGGCGGGCGCGGAGCTGTTCGCCTCGTGGTCGGCGCAGGCGGCGAAGAACGACGCGGCCTTCAAGGCGAAGACATGGGCGGGCTTCAAGCCGAACAGCATCGGCGCCGGCACCATCTATCATCTCGCCATGGAGCGCGGCTGGAAGCCTGACGCGGAGCTGGTTCTCGACGGCAGCGCGCCGGTCGAGGAGCGGCATCCGGCGGAGGGGCTGCTGGCGAAGCTGAGCGGCGACAGCGAGAAAACGCCGCCGCCCAAAGCGACGCCGGCGTTCGATCTCGTCATTCCGGGGGGCGTCGTCGGCGAGCTCACCGACTATATGGTCAGTACGGCGCGGTGCCCGCAGCCGCTGCTGTCGCTGGGCGCGAGCCTGTGCGCCATCGGCGCGCTGATGGGGCGCAAATACCGCACCGAGAGCAACCTGCGCTCGAACCTCTACGTCGTGGGCGTCGCCGACTCCGGTTCGGGCAAGAACCACAGCCGCGAGATCATCAACGAGCTCTTCGTTCAGGCCGGGCTCGCCAATTATCTCGGCGGCAACAAGATCGCCTCCGGCGCCGGCTTGCTGGCCGCCGTCCACCGCCAGCCGGCCATCCTGTTCCAGATCGACGAGTTCGGCATGTTCCTGTCGGCTGCGGCGGACCGCCGCCGCAGCCCGCGTCACATCACCGACATTCTCGACAACATGACCGAGCTCTACACCTCGGCCGGCGGCATCTTCCTCGGCGCGGAATACGCCAACCACGACGGCCTCAATGACCGTCGCGACGTCAACCAGCCCTGCCTCTGCGTCTATGGCACGACGACCCTTTTGCACTTCTGGAACGCGCTGCAGGGGTCCAATGTCGTCGACGGATCGCTGGCGCGCTTCATCATCGTGCCGACGACCGACGACTATCCGGAGGAGAACCTCGCCGCCGGCCCACGCCGGGCGCCGCGCGCGCTGATCGCCAGCCTCAAGCAGATCGCACAGGGCGGCGGCTACGCGCGGGGCAATCTCGCCGGCATCCTGCCGGGTCCGGAGACAGCGGTCGATCCGATGGTCGTTCCCATGCTTGCGGAAGCCCGTGATGCGTTTCGCGCGCTCAGCGCGGAAAACCCACCCACGAGCTGCGCAAGGCCCGTGGCACGGCGTTTACGTCGATCCTGGCGCGCATCGGCGAGAACGCCCAGAAGCTGGCGCTCATCGTCGCCGTCGGGCGTGATCCCGTCCAGGCCGAGATCACCGGGCAGGACGCCGAGTGGGCGATCGGCTTCGTGCGTTATTTTGCCGGCCGCACGATGGATCAGGTCGAACGGCACGTCGCGGACAACGACACCGACCGCAGTCACAAGCGGGTGCGCGACATCATTCGTTCGGCCGGCGCGCAGGGGCTGACCAAGACCGACCTCATCCGCCGCACGCAGTGGCTGGACCTGCGCAAGCGCAACGAGGTGATCGCCACGCTGGTCGAGGCCGGCCTGATCAAAACGGTAATGCGGCCGTCGGCGACCCGCTCGGCGATGGTGTTCAAGTGCGCGGACATCGGCGGGCGAAGCTGATCCTTCATCGCACCGCAATCCCTCCAAACACCAAAAATGGCGTTAAAGCTATGTTTTCACGAGATAAACGCGGGAAGCGTCAATTCCTCAATCTTTCAGCAGAGACCCATCTCGCGTGTGTAGGGGGAGGTGGGGAGAGAGAGGAGTACAGAGTACTCTCTCTATTATTTGAATTATATAATAATATATAAAACCCCCGACACCCCAACGGCTTAGCGCCGCCAATCCTTCAAACGGCCTCTGTGAGCCTTTGATCTATTCGCCGCCGCAGAGTAAGCGTGATCCGAGGACCGGGTGTCTCTATGCGGCGACGGCTTGCGGTGTTTCACTCCGCCATTTCCACGGAAGGAGGTCTT